CATTTGACCACCACGAAGACGGGCATCAATAACAGCAGCTTTTGTAGCATTAGTAATCTGTGGGATCATCTTAGCAACTTCGGCACGAACCATAGCAGCGTCACTACCCGTCACAGAGATGTTGTTCTGAACAGTGATACCACCAGAACCACCAGCAGCATTAGCAGTCTGGTTAGCATTGACCACAGTACCAGAGTGACGAGGGATGACTAGTTCAGGACCGTTCTCACCTACGAGGTAAGATTTACCCGGCATTACGGAACCACCAGTTGCTAGTCCAAAGGGCAATCCAAGAGAGCCTGTAGACTTGCCAGAGAACATTCCAATAGCACCAGAGATACTTCCTACGAGACGCTGAACCACAAGAACACGGTACAGTTCTTTGATAATGTCTCGTGCCATGCTTCTGAAAGCACTCTTGACAGACTTGGTGCCATCGACCATAGACATGAAACCATCCTCAAGAGAACTTTCGATGGATTTAAGAATAGTCTGTCTTTCTTTCTCAGCAGCAGTAAGTTCTTTGACAGCTTCTGTCTCTTTCTTGATGCGGGCTGCACCTCCGCCACTTTTAGGTGGAGTGGTATAACCAAAAGAACCAGCAACACGAAGGCCTAGTATGTCAGACTGATTAAGCGCGCCCCTTCCACTGTACGTCCCACCACTAGGGTCATTTCCGCCAACACCTTGTGGGCCTAGAGCAGCAAGTCTAGATGCAGTATCTAAGGAAATACCCAAATTGCCAGCCAGACGAAGAGCCTCAGTAGCTGCGGTAGAAATGTTGGAGAAGTCGATGTGTGAGAGTTGTTGAGCGGAGACACCAGCTTGACTTGCAGCTTCTGCTAGGGCTTCGGCTTCGGCCTTAGTACGGCCCATAACCTCAATCTGTGAAATGTAAGATTGAACAAGTTCTTTGGCATTTTGAAGTTCTACTTGTTTATCGTAGACAAGGCCTTTCTGGATGCCAGCAGCTACAGAAAGGCCACCATTAAGCATGTTCTGTGCTTCAGCAAAAGCCCTTTGTTTAGCTGTCAGTTCATTAAGGTTTATTACCAGATCGCGGTAGTTTTTAACAGCAGCTTCGATAGCAGCTTTCTCATCTTCGGTAGGTGCGAACTGCCCTCTTATTTTAGTCTGCGAAGCAGTAAGCCTAGCAACTTCCGCTTGGGCATCCATCATAGCCTTACGAGCGCCAGAAACAGCAGCGTCTTCTGTCCCAAAGGTTAGCTTATTGATCTCAGCTTGGGTAGACTGAATTGCGGATTTGAGACTGTCAAGGGCCTCTTTATACTTGTCTACGCCTTCTGCACCTTTGTCAGCCTCCTCACCAGTCCGCATGAAAACCGCACCAATGGCAGTCAACAGGGGGATAGCAATACCAAGACCAGAACTGAGAGCGATTAACTTGCCGACAGACATCCCAAGTACACCAGAGAAAGCTGGCAGGATGCCTACTAGCTGTGTAGCTTGTTGTCCAAAGGCTACAAGAGGGTTAGTTCCAGATTGAACCTGAACCAAGAAGTCACCAACCTGATAGCCCACTTGTTGTGTAGCCATACCCATCTGACCCATGCCACGACGAGTATTAGCCAAAGCAGATTGGAAACCTTGCATACGTTGACTGGCTTGTTGAAGTTCTTTAGCAGAGAACCTCTGGAAGGAAGCGCTAGTGTCGTCTGTGGTTTTCTTGAGGTTCGCCATAATATCGCGGCTACGCTTCAAGTCAGCCATAACTTTCTGGGTTGCTGCCGATACTTTAGCCTCTGCCGCAGCTACATTGTTGAGGTCTTTAGCCAGTTCCCTAACGACAGGTTGCCCACGGACATCAACAAGGATACTTACTGTTCCAAGATCACTCATTTGTTCACCGTCCTTAAGAAAACTGCATCCAGTCGTTTAACTGCCTCAATCTCCCAAGGCAGTAGTTTATTCTGTGTCATTCGTTGCCAAGCATCAATCTCTTGGTAACTGATCGGTAATGGTCCTGAGAACCCTTGACCTCTGGTGTTGTTGAGCAACAAAAAAGCAGTCCAGACATATTCCAGTAACTCTGGGAATTGTGGTCCCTGTAGAGCCAATGGTGTTAGTCCAGACTGCCTTTCTACTTGTTGTAGGTGTTCACGCTCAGTTACACCATCTTTGTCAGGAATAGAGAGTTTGAAATCCCACTCAGCATACTCCTCTAGATCAAGGATTAGCCCTTCAAAAAAGCTGAGTAATCCTCTTGGGCTTCAAGCACCTGTTGCTTCAACCACGGAAGTTTGTTGTAAAGGTCAAATGCCTCTGCAACAGAGAATTTAGGAGACTTGCCATTAAGCTGGATCGACCAGTCTTTGGTAGTCTTTGCCAACATCTCAAGCGTAGTATTCTCAAGTTCCTCTGCCGTGAAGGTGATCTTCTTACCTTTGGCAGCTTTCTGGATACGCTTGTTGGTTTGTTCATGCACAATGGCCTTGTAGGCACTAGAGTGGGGGGCATAAACCGTAATCGTCATTTCCTTACCATCGTCTTTAGTAAGGGGTTCCTCAGTCAGAGGGTGTTTCACATTGACGACAATAGTGTCATCAGTCGGGATCATATTGAATAGATCGGCCATTGTCGGGGTATCCTTTAATAAGAGGTCGGGGTTATTAAACATTCGTCGGGAAAGAGTTAAAGCGGGTGAGCCAACCCCCGACAAGCCAGCCCACCCTACCCTTGCGGGATTACACAGAACGAGTGAGTTTGATGTTCGTAGCTTCTGTGGTATCGTACAGTGCCACAAACGGCAGGGTGATGATACGCGAAGTCGGATTGTCCACAGGAACATCAGCACCGTTGATCTTCACACGGGGGAAGAGGAAGGTGTAGTCAGAGGAACCCGTAGGATCGTCCACAGAAACTTCCAAAGCAGTCTCAGTCTCGTTCAAGAAGCGGTTAATCAGTGCAGCGTCTTCGAAGTAGGCAGTGATGGTGCCTTCAACGGTAGCCATACCATACTCAAGCTGCGGGGTGGTCGAGGAGCCAACCACAAACGTAGGTGCCAGAGCGTTATTGATGGTGAAGTCGATACCAGTTACGATAGCAGCCGCAGAAAGCGCACCACCAGTGTTACCAATCTCCAAAGCCCCAGAGTAAGCATCGAAAGGAGCATTGCCAGAGGGAGCAGTCTTGGTAGCATCAACAGAAGTACCGCTGATTGTCATGTCCTTGCCAATCATGGAGAACGTGCCAGTGACCATCTGGTTCGGACGAATGGAGACAGCCAACGAAGACACAGACATACCAGTGAACAGACGAAACTGAGTGATGTCAGTTGCAGCATCTTCAATGGAGAAGAACTTGGGGGTGGTGCCAACTTTCAAGACGTTAGTCGAGAAGGTATTAAAGAAAGCACTTTCAAGGAAGGTGTCGTAGTCTGCTTTACGCAAGTCAGCAACAATGTCTCCAGCAGCAGAACGGTTGCCATGACGATCAACACGCAGCATACGGTCAGGTTGAATGTCAGTACCCGTAACACGCTCTTTGGTCAGGTTCAGTGACTGAGTGGTGTAAGGGAGTTGGATAAGTGAAGGAGTGCCGGGGGTAGTACCGAAAGTCGATTCAACGACATACGAAAGGCCAGCGCGAGAACCTTGAGAAAAAGCCATTTTAAGTTTCCTTTATCAGTTGTAGACATACCACGCGATAGTCACGGGAGTACAGTAGAAGGGGGAGTCGAGGAAACTTGTCCTGACTTCTGAGTAATCAATAGAGATTGTAAGGCCGCTGAGAGAAATGTCTGTTGTTGCATCAAAGCGGTCAAGCAACAAGTCAGAAATGTCGTAACCAGCACCCGGCCCCAAATTCTCTGGTGTACAAATCAGGATACTGTAGAGGCCATCATAGCGTTGCTGTGGGTTCAAACCACGAACAGCAGGACGACGAGAAGTGGGAACCATGTCAACCTTGACGAAGCTGGTTCCTGTGGTAGGTTCATAGGGGACGTTCTGGTGGGCAACAGCAGGTAGACCAACTGTCCCTGCTAGGTGGGTGTCGAGACAGGCTCTAATGTCATTGATGATACTCATTGTGAGCCTTTCACTTTATTGATTGCAGTCTGTAGATGCAAACCAGCCCTGTTAGAGACACTGCTAAAAACAGCATAAGCAGGTGTCCTACCACCACCAAACTCAACAATACGAGCGTGAGGGGCATTGTTCTGGATGTAAATCTTATCTGCTTTAGGTGGCAACGCAGCAATGTCACCCATAAGGTTCGCCCTTGCCTCTGCCCTATAAGCACTAGGGTTTGTCGTTCTATCTGACCAACCACCGATATTGCTTGTGAATTGTCCAGCAGAGGGGCTAGTAGAAATAGAATGGCTTGTAATATATTGACCAGACCAGATCGGTGAAGTGGTTTGGGAAACCAAGTCTTCTGCCACCTCCTTCAAGAACTCATCTCTAACAGCATCTAAGTCTTTTTCGATCTTAGCAAGGACAGTGGAGATACGGGTTCCTATTGCTCTACCTTGAACCATGTCACTCCCTCACTTGCAGCAAGTAGCACATCGTTCCGCTACCAGACTTAATCTCCATCACCTTAACAATGTTCACCGTATCACCGAGGCCAATGATCTGGTCTGTGGCATCAGGCTCAGGGGTGACAGACCCGTTAATGAGTTTGCTGTCAAGGACCACACGACGATCACCACGAAGGATAGAACTGTCGTCAATCATGTCTGGCGTAAAATCGTAGAAATAGCCCCGTACAGCGTAATCTGTGTTTGTGGTGGTCACAGTACCTGTAGTGGCATCATACGCACTGGCGGCTCTCTTTCGGAGTGTGAGGGCTATGCCATGCTCTCTAATCATCTGTCGCAGAGTAAAGGGGTCAAACGCCATTGGGTTCATCGGGGATATACTGTTCCCCCGCCTCTACGTTATCGAACTGGTCAATACCAAAAGCAGGCTTGACACGATCCGGGTCTTCATTAGCAACCTGCATCGCAGATGACGAGTAACCACCACCAAAGACACCAAGGGACTTACCAGAAGTCTTCTTACCTTGTGCTTCGACCTGTGCAGCTAGTTGCTGGTATTGTTTGGAACGAGTGGAGTACTTGGCACTCAAAGCCCCATCAAGGGTCGTATCAACCATACGGCTGAACTTAGCAGCAACAGTGCGACAAACCCAAGCAGCGGCATAGTAGATGTTGTTGTTAGCTTGACTGATGGCAAACAAGATTTCTTCATCTTGTGCCAA